AGTGAACTTCAACTGAACAGACCTAGCAAGCCCCAAATTCTTTCCAGTAATAACCGTTGAACTAGGAGAACCAGAACTCCAGTTCTCACCCCACGAACCAACACCCCACACCAAACCGCCTGCTGGTGGCACATACGTAATGTCATAATCGCGGCGCTGATTGTTCGCACCATCGTTGAAATCGTGGTACACCTCCACGTTGATAGTTGTCGCAACATCAGGTTCACGCACCACAATGTCTGGGCGGCGGAACATCTTTTTCTGCATATACGTTCCGCCATCAAACCACTTCGTCCTGTAAGAACTGGTAAACCCAGTAGTGGTACCAGTGATGTTGTCGGTGGACAAATTGTATTTGTCCACCTCAAGAACCCGTGCCTGAGTCGGGTGAATCATCATATATTTGTTCTCGTCAGATGCGTTCGTATAATCGCATCCACCAATAAGCCCGTAACCATCCGCAGATTGAAACATAGTAAAAGAACCAAACTGTCCAATTGACGGGTCGTAAACGAAGTTTACTTTCGGGTCTGTAACGGTACTGGATGCGTCGTACGGCGCGGACATCCACAAACGGTGATTCACGTAACTCAACGACACCGAATTTTGTGCAGCAGCATTGAACGTGCCCCTGTCCAACGACGGGCGAATACTGCCGAAGATGTCCACGATGCCAGAACCGTTATAGAAAAACAATCCTTCTGGGTTGGAATAGAAAAACACGCCGATATCCGACTGAACAACTGCACGCGGATGCACAGCCCCAAGGTGGGTGGACAACTGCACCAACTGAAAGTTAGATGAATCGTAACCAACCAACACGAACGTTGCCGACGGCTTAAAAATAACCAGCGAACCCGCAACAACAGCCATACCAGTAATGCCGTTGCCACCAGCGTTGATTTCAATAAAATCTGCTTCAGCCCAATCGCGTGGCTGGTCCTCATGCGACCAGTAAATTCGGTTCGCATAATGCGTACTATTTATGTTGATGTTTGCCGCAAACATTTTGTTTGCGTGCACAATCAACAACTCAGCCTTCGGGAAATAGTTAGACCCAGGGCTGTTGTAGTTGTTGTTCCAATGCGAAGTCGTCAGAACAGGAATGGCTGTCGCATAAGTGTCCGTCGTTTTCCAGCGATACGAACCAGCGCTTGAATGACCAACCGCAATATACAATTCGTCACCCCAGTTAGCAAACGATGCGCCGTTAGTTGAAGTAACCGCAATATCATTACCAGCCGAAAACTGCAAGATGCTGAAATCGCCACCAGTTGAATGATAAACCTTGGCACCAGTCGTCAGCATCAAACGCGGCGTAGCCCCATAAAAAGCATGCAACCGCTTCGGCGACCATGTACCAGAAACAGCAGTGGTGTTTATACGCTGATAGCCGCCGCGACTAAAAACGCCGCCACGCGGGTCAATCTCCACGTTCAACATCTCAGGCGACTCGTTATCAGCCAACTGGAACTGGTCGGCACGGAAGTTCAACCCGCCAGTAAAATCCTGTTGCTGAAAGATTTGCAGCGACGACATTTACTGCCCCAAAGTCTTGCCGAGTTGCTGCAACCATCCCTTGTAGGTTGGGCGCCCCTTGGTTTGTCCATGCGCCATAATCAAATGACCGTGACTAGTGGGTTTAGAAATCTGGCTACGTGCCAACGCAACACCCTCATCAAACGCCTGCTTATAGACGGCAGCCATCGCAGCGTCCTCAAGTTTCTGATAGACGCGGCTGCACGCATAATACACCAACGGGAAATGCAGCGACGGCGAAGCATCAACTGCTTCGCCCGTAGTCTGCCAGTCAATCGGCTCCCTATAGGCACGGACAGTAAGAGGGCGCGCATTGCTGGGTTTTGGAAACAAATGAATCTGACCACCCCACACAGCATAAAACAGGGGGTCGGCAGCAGTGTCATACGAACCGACATACGTCTGCTCAGCCATGTCGTAACCAATCATGTCCAAACGCATCCCGACACCAGTGTTGTCCAGAATGGACACCACCTGCGAAATCGGTTCACCAGTCAAAGTTTCAATAGCATAAGACCGCTGGTTGGCAATCGTGTTGAACGTAAACGTCTGCTCAAGAAACGACCAACGTTTCTCAACATCCAATATGCGATAATAGCCGTCACGAATATACAAATTCAACAGACTGTCTGGCAAATCATCGGCATCCAAGTCCACAATGTCGCGAACCGTCTGCCTAAGACTTTGGGCAGTCATCGTTGAATATGCCATTATTCAGCCACCTGCTCACCCGTCTTAGCCTTCAGGGGTTGCTTGCCTTTTGAGACACGCTTGGTGTGTCCCACGCAAAATTCGGAATCCTTGACCGCGAAACCCTCGCAGGTGTCGTCAGCCCATTTGCATTTTCCGTCTCGCCCCAAATATGGTCCGCTTGGTGCCGCAACATGGGCACTAGCGACCGAAGTCAAACGATAACCCCCAACAGGGCTTCCGTAATAGGCGTGGGCGGGAACGGCGTTAGGCTGAGAGTTCATCACAAATACGGGTCTTGTTCCCGTATCCAGTGATTATTGGGTTACAGATTTCTCGTCCGTACCCCTAGGACCTCCACCACCACCACCAGAACCAGTAGAACCGCCGCCACGCGAAGCCTTGGCAGCATTGAACGCATCACGCACAGTCATGCGTGGCGCTTTCGCCTTGGGGGTGCTGCTCGCATACTTCTTCACCCACCTATTTTGCACATCCTCACCCATTTTCTGCAAAATGGCGCGTCGCGCAGTCTGGTTTTTGGCTTCTTGATATTCGCGAACATACTTATTGAACGAACCCGTACGCTCAATCCATTTCGCTTGACCCCTCATCGCCTCACGACCCAACGTTTCCAAATGCAACGTCTTGTCAGCAGCGGACAACGCCGCGAAACGGTCAGGCGGAATCGGAACGATTTGCTTGGGTTTGCCAGCCACTATTCAGACATCCAAGACTGCCCGTATTCACCAGACGGCGAAGGGGCGTTACGGCGTGCACGCTTCTTCTGCTTGGACCACTTCTGGCGAGCCATCTCACGTGCAGCAATCTCACGCACGTCACGCCGACCTTCAGGGTTCATCTTGATTCCCTTGCGCTCAAGTTCCGCTTTGACAAACGCACGACGGTCAGCCTCGCGAGCAGGGTTCTTCAACTTCACATAATCGCTTTTGGCGGCAGCACCAGTCTTTTTGGGTTCAGGACCCATAAACAAGCGACCTTCTTTGGCAGCCTTGCCACGCGAATACGTAGCAGCAGTCCTAGACTTCGGTGCATACTTCGGGGCTGTAATGCCCTTCTTGTCCTTGTCCTTAGCAGCCATCTTAGTATTTGTTCTTTTTCTTAGCCTTGGCAGACGAACCCTTTTTCTTTGGGTAGGCGCTACGGACACTGGACTTGGCAGGCTTTGCATCAGCATGCGAAGCCAAAATGCTGTATTTGACTGGCATTATAATTCCTTTTGGTTACTTCGGGTGGGTGAGGGCTTCATCCCTCACCCACCCAAAATTGTTACTTGCGGTACACCTTCACGGTGCTGTCCGACTGGACAACGCCGACGAAAGTTCCAGATGTTGCAGCCGAAACCGCAGCCGCACCAATAATGGTGACATTGCTGCCACCAACAAGTGTGATTGCGTGAGTGTCTGCAGCACGGTTCACAATCGTGAACTCAAACGAAGTACCAGCAACCTCATCCGTCAGCGCAGCAACAATCTGAGCCGCCGTGGCGGTCGTGAAGTTGCGGGCAGCGGTCGGGGTGCAGGTAAACATTTTGCTGTTGAGCAGTTCTGCAGCGGTCAGCGTCTGCGCAGCATCTGTCTCAGCAACCTCAGTTACTGATTCATTAGCGGCGACATACGATTCAACGCGCTTGCGGGAAACTGCACCATCTGTGTCATTAGCCTTGAGTGGCATTTATTTTCTCCTTGTTCGTTTTGAGATTTTGGGTGGGCGGGGTTTTACCCCCGCCCACCATTGACCGTTTCGTTCTATTACGAACTAGGCGGTCTTGGCAGTAAGTTTGCCCTGCTTCTTTGCGTTGCGGCAAGTGAGGTTGCCGTAGCACAAGATGAGCGCGTAACGCGCATCCACGTCCTCAGGCTTCACGAAGTCCGTCTGAGCAAACCACTTCTGGCTGTGACCAACCAGCGTGAGGTACTTGCTGTTCAGGAAGTAAACGACGCCTGCGGTGCAGTGCACATCGTAAACCACTGGAGCAGCCTTGTAGAGCAGGTTCTGGAAACCAGCATCAGCCGTCTTGGTGTCGGTGAAGCGGAGTTGCGGCGTGAGCAGCGACTCGTACTTCTCAAACAACGTCTGGGAGGTCAGAATCATGTCGGGGTGGTCGTTGCCCACCGAAACGGTGTTGTAGGCGGTCGCCATTTGGGCGAGCGTCAAAGCACCTGCGGTGTTCTCCTCGTATGAGCGCCAGTATTCGTTGCCGCTCGTCGCACGGTTGATACCACCAACGGTGCCCGAAGCCTCAACGATGTTGCCCAGACCGTTCCAGTCCTTGCCACCGTTGCCAGTGCCATCGGCAAAAAACATCTGGTTGAAACCTTCACGCATTGACTCCTCAGCCTGCATGATTTTGGCTTCCAGCAGGTTGATGACTTCCTGCTCGCCGTTGTTCTTGGCTTCCTCAATGCCCGAGATGGTGATGGACGCAGCGTACTGCTTCCAGTCGTACTCGGCGGCAGTAATGCCAGTTTGCGGCGTGAGCGACAGCGAATCGTAGCCACTGTACGAGGCAACGGTGCTGTTGGTGCCGTAAATCAACGGCTCAACAATCTTCGTTCCACCGTTCAGCATGCGGATGCGACCCTTGTCCTGAAGGAAATAGGTCAGCGGACGCGCCGTGAACACGTTGTCCGTGAGTTGGTCACGGTAGTTTGCGAGCGTTGTGCTTAGCAACGCATCAAAATTTGGGTTTGACATTGTTTACTCCTTGTGAGTAACTAGTAGTTGTTAGGAATTGTAGCCAAGTTGTCTCTTGGCGGCACCCCAAGCGTCACGGATGTTCGTAATCGGTTCCACGCTTTCGTTCGTCGTAGAAGCAGCAGGATTGCTCCCGCCAGCCACCACGGCTGCTTGACGCTTCGCCTCCACAACAGCCTGTTCGTCAGCCTGTTTGCGGGACGCAGCCTCCTGCTCCAAACGTTGCTTGGAAACAAAATTATCGTACGCCATCTGCTTATAGATGCCTTCAAGGTCGGTTGAGCCAGTGCGGATAGCCGCACCAACTACTTCCGCAACGTTGAAATCAGAATACTTGGATTGCAGTTTCGCGATTTCTCGCTCCCACTGCTGCTGGGACTGATATTCCTCAAACTGTGCAACCTTGG